GTGCCTTGGTCAACAATCTGTTGTTGGTCGAATTGCACGAACGCGTTGTGAGTCGTTCCTGGATCGAGTGAGAGTATCATTTTTTAATGCCCTTGTTTTTATTTTGTCGGCTGGCAATGCGAGAACGTCGCAGATGCCTTGAAATGCTTTTGATCGGATGAAATGAATTGCTGACTCTCGGTCGAGTTCTTGAGCCTCGTTTAGCTGTTTGCTCAAAAATACCTTCTCGCTTTGCAGATCGGCAACGGCCTGCTGAATCATCCCGCACAATAAATTGCGCGTGAACTCGCATTCTGCGTCATGTAGTTCCTCAGCGGTCATCATTTCCGCTCCCTGCGGATTTGGCGGTTCATCCACCAGCGGCGGGTCTGCTCAGACTCGCAGGTGGCTTTTATGTTGCCGATCAAGTAACCGGCGATGAATGCACAGGTTGTGCAGGTGGCGAAGAGTGCGAGAAATGTTAGTGGTTCCATATATTTTAGATGTTGTAGAATTTTGCGCGGACTCCGGCGAGAGCGGTTTTTTCTTGATCGGCGTTTAGTCCGACTTTGATACCGCCGTCTTGGTTCGGAAAAAGCTCAACACGTTCGATGCTGGTAACATACCAGAACGAGCCGCCACGAACTGCTTTGATCCGGTTTGCTATGCGTGTATATTTGTAGGCTTTTGCAACCGATCCGCCAGACGTGTATGTGAGTTCCGCGCCGATTCTTGAGGACTTGGAAATACCGAATGCGGCGAGTTGCTTCTCGGCGATTTCTGTCGCGTTAAGGATGTCCATTGCTGATGCTGTGGCTGATCTAGCCTTACCATTTACCTTTTCGAGGGAGTCGGAGAGTTCGCGGCTTTTGGTGTTGAGTGCAACTTTGATTTTCATTTTTGGTTTTCTGTTTTTGGTTTGTATCGGAGGGTTCATCCCTTTCGATGTGCAAACAATCCTCAATCCCGGTTCGGATGAAAAGAAAAAAATTCGCGAAGTGCGAAAATAATTTTTGAGAAAAGTCTTTACATACGCGCTCAACCAATGCTGGAGCGCATCTGCGGGCTTTTTTATTTTACGATCGGTCGAAAGAAATTCACCTCGCGAAGTCCTTGCTTCGTCATTACTCTAGCCTTTTTTGATTCAATCTGAGTTTTGTTAATCGCAATTTCTAAACGAGAATTAGTTGCGGCGATGGTTGACTTGGTCTCGCCTGCAATAGTGCGGGCGGTCTTCCACCCCTGTTTTTCAAGATCGGCCTCGCTCTCGTGCTTTGAGACTTTGTAAAAAGCCTCCCACGCTTTGTTTACAGCGGCAACAGCCACGGCTGATTCATTTTTCTTTCGCATAAATTGACGGTGATCGAATTGTCTTTGTAATAGCCGTACGCGAAGCCCTGCGACCACGCGAATGTTGCGCGGCGTGTCGAAGCATACTCCATATCAAAACGCGCCAGCATTCCTGTGCAATAGCCCGACGCCCCGTCTAGCGTGCGAGCGCGTTCCCAGCCGACGCGGTGTAGATGGGCCAATACACATTGGCCGTATGTCTCCGCATGATCGCGGATGGCTTGCACGTTGTACATGTATCCGTGCAAAAACTTGGTTCCACCTAGCTCTAAGTAGCTGCGAATGTGATACGGATACAGCCGCGCTTTGAGTTCCTTCGCGGTCTTTTCAATAGCTTGGATCGTTAGCGTTGCGGCGTGCGCGGCTAGAGCGTTAGGAGAAGATGCGAGCTTGTAGAGCCGGGCTTCATGGTTTCCGTAGAGAATATGTTGCGGTCTGAGTTCGTGTAGAAACTCAATGCCGGCAGAAAGATCGTCGCTAATACTCGCTGCGCGGTCGCTTGAGTTCGGGTCTGAAATTGCTCCAGACCTGAAAGCGGCTAGGTCTAGGAAGTCTCCTAGATGAATCGTCGTGTCGGGCTTCCAGCGTTCTTTGAACATGAGAACGGCCTTGCGTGCATCAGGATCGATTTGATCGCCGTGAGAGCATCCGACTGCCATCCATTTTTTCCAGCCTTTCATATCAGCTCTGGAATATTGCGCTTGGTTCGCTCTTCCCAAATCCAAGCGCGGACGGCTTCCATCGTGTCTTCGTCCATTTTCGCAAACGCTCCGGATTCGTGCTTGAGAGCGGATCGGAGTTCTTGGTCTATGTCATCCACCAATATCAAAATATCAAGCGCTTTGCAGGCCACCTCGTGCTCGTATCGCTCGGTCTCGTCGAACTCCAATGTCATTTTCATGCTTCTTCGTCCTCCTCTTCTTCTTCTGCGTCTGGGAATAAAATACTGAAAGAGTCGCCTGCGAGTCCTTCGACAGCGTATTTGTTTCCGAATACAAATTCCCCGTGCATCGTCTCGCCTGCTTGCTCCCACGATACAATGGCGAGGCCGCAGTCGTAATGCTCAGACAAAAGCCGCTTCGCTTCTGCGAGTGCTTCCGTGCGTTCCGATTCAACCGTCGGTTGTTTTCGTTTTTTCAAGCAAGAACGTCTATTTTTTTCGATACTCTATTGCGTAAATTTGCGAGCATATCGCGCTCGGTCATGCCGGTTGCCCAATGCGGCCGCATCTGATAGTGCGGTTCGTCAACAAATTTCCAGTCACCGCCCCATTCCATGCCGAGCGATTTTCCGAGAGTGCCTAGCTCGTGATACAGCGGGTGCTCTTCGCAATACTCTTTGCCGCGAAAAATCCCGATATCGAAAGCGATACCGAAATTATGGTTACTGTGACCGGCGGCGGCGTTCGTTACCTTTTTCCCTGGTGTCGTGCGGCCCCGCGCATAAAGCGCATCTTGCTCCATATAGCTGCGAGTGCCGCTGATGATCTTAACGTCACAGCCCACCTTTGCACAGATGACCTTTGCAACGCCTAGGAAGGCGCGTGCGGCCTTTTGCGCTTCGGGGTGGAGCGTTGCAAGTTGGATCTCGCTGCGTTCGTCGAACGTCATTTATCGTGGAGAGTTTTTGAAAATTCCGGTGTGTAGCAGAATGTGCCGTAATCCGTCTTGACGCATAACGACGGAGTATTCATTCCAGCGCATGAAGTCAAAAGCGCCATTCCCAAGAACGCGAAGGAGAGAACGATCATCCAAAGCGCAATTTGTTTGGCGTTCATTTTTCTTTTCGGAAGATTTCGATAAGTCCAATGATGGCGGCGACTGCCGCTCCTATTGCGTCCCATTTTGCTGGTTCCATGCTCAAACCGGCAACGCCGCCGATGATGGCGAGGCCGCGAATTGTTGAGGGTTCTTTCAATTTTGCTAGTAGTGTTTTCATGGTTTTTTTGCTTTCAACATTTTGTATAACGAAACCGCACCGATGCAAATTCCTAGCACGAGAGAAGCAACGCGAAGCCACGCTTCGACCTCCCTGAACGAAATTAAAACAGCCGTTGCGGGTGCGCTCGTCCCGACGAACGTATGAAAAGTGTGGCTGTCCATTAGCTCAGTCCGCCTTGGCTGATCAGTTCTTCGGTAAGCGTGCATGGCTGGAGAATGATCGTGCTTCGTTCGCCGCCGGTAGTTAATTCGATCTCGATCTCGGTCGTGACCGAAGTCGAGTTTAGCAACAGATCGCGGACGCCGAACGTATTGAAATCGACGGCGGCGGTTTTTCCTGGGGCCGCGCTCAAGCCGCTTTGCACTTGTAGCGTTGGAAGATCGGTGAAGCCCTTGTCACCACCGAAATTAATATCGTAGTAGCTATTTTGAACTCCGACAACGTTCGCGTTGCCTGCGCCGATGGAGTCGAGTGATTGCAAGGCTGTTTGCAGTTGCGCGGCGGTCGTGCTGGCGTCGAGCGGATCGGTCTGCCGTAGGACGGTTGTGCCTACGCTCCCTGTCGTTACCGTGCCTGTGCCGGTAGTGATTGCGACTGCGCCTGCTGTTATACCTAGCAAAAACTCGGTCGTCTGAGGGATCGAGCGCACGAAATATTGGACGCCTGCCGTATACCCTGTAAGAGCCGTGAACCCTGTCAGAACCACAGGCTGAGAGAGTGTCAGTCCGTGGTTAGTTGCCGAAATGAATACGCCGTCGGTGACGGTGCTTGCGATATCCACGTTGTAGGTCGGAACCGTTATGCGAAAACTACCGAGATACGGAGCGCGTGAAAATGAGACCCGCTGGATTTCGTTATTAAGAGTCGAGCCTGTTACCGTGGTGGCGACGCTGACCGTCATGGCCGTTCCTAGGTCAGTCCATGTTGGCTCGTAGGCTGCGGGAGCGAGACGGAGTTGCAACTCTTGAATTTCGGCGTTGGTAGCGTCTCCGACAAGCCGCTCGTCGATAAGAGCGGTCGTGGTTGGAATTAACCTGGCGAAGTTGCCGGTGATCGCGCCCTGCGTGCCGACGCTGTTAAACGAGACAACGAAGTTTGTTGCCATCGTGCCGTCAACGGACACTTTGCCTGCGGCGGTTATCGTCGAGAGTGAGTTGAGCGCGGACGAGATCGCGCCTGCTGTCGCGCTGTATCCTATCGCTCCGCTAGTCTGTCCGCCGAAGGATAGAGTAAACGTTCCGGATGCTGGAACTCCTGTGCGGCTTCCTACGCCGAACTTTACGCTCGTTCCGGTATAATCGACCACGTTAAACGGAGCGGACACATTGCCTGTTGCCTCCAGAAAGTACAAATTGATCGCGCCGTTGTCGCCTTTGACGAAGCGCGGCGTTGTAGCCGGTGCAAGGCTCGTCAAGCTCGTCGCCAGCCTGCGGTTCGTTGTGTCAATAAAAAGATCGCGTGCCATTTAGTTGGTAGGTTTGTCAACAGCTTCCCATTTGCCTATCGGACACGCCTCGGTTGCCATGCGGAGTTTTGCCCACGTCGAGCATCCACATTTGCGGCAGCGGCCAGTGGCGTTGAGTGCGGTGGCGTCCCATTCGGGACAGGCGCGGCAGGTTGCTTCGCGGGTGGCGAGTGCTTCGGGTGGGGTGGTGGCGAAGCCAGCTGAAGTAAACTTTTGAACAGCAAATCCGACATTTAGCATTTTTTCCCAAAGCGTGGGATCAATCTCCGTTTTGAGTTGCGCGAGCGTTTGAGGCTTTTTAATGCTGTTGTATAATTCAAAGTCGTCTTTGTATATTTCGCGGAGTTTGGCGAAATGCGGAAAATCAATTTTTTTATCGTAAAACTTAGGCGGCTCTCCAATCCCAAGTGTCTTCCAAAAATGTTCGATGTGATCTGGGGCTTTCCAAAGATATACTTCTTGCCGACTGAATGCTATAAATCGACTTTGCGGAAAAAAATGAAACGAAGGAAATTCTTTTGCCTCCACAAGTTCCAACGCATTTTCTATCTCTAATCCGTCTTCGTGACACGCCGCAATAAATTTTGTAATTGGATTGCCAATTAGTAAAGCAATCGGTTTTTGGGGAAACCGTGTATATCCGTCAATGATAAAGTGCGGACGGATAGGCGGCTCGCTGTTTTTTTTCTTTTTCCAAATCGAGTGGATTATTTCAGTTGAAAACACCTTCCAGTTGTATGCGTAGGCAAATTCACCAATTTCGCAATAGGCCCATCGAAAATTCGGTGGTTCAGGTATTACGATCATCAAAAAGGAGTCACCGTTAAAGTAACATTTGCCGAAACGCTGGCAATCGGAGGAATCACAAAAGCATAAATTGGAAGCAGAAAATTCATTCCGTGAAATGTAAAATCTAACTCTCCTATTTGCGAGGCACTGCCTACAGGGCCATCCGGATCCATAGTATATCCTATCGAATAGCAAGAACCAAAAAACAATGAAGAGCATCTTCCAAAGCCGCCCCAAGTCAAGAAATAACTTCCGTTTTGTTCACACACATAATATATAAATAAAAATTTTGCTCCAGTATCGGAGCAGGTGGCAGCAACTACAGATGCAGAATTAGAACAACTATTTGCAAGGAACATTCCGCTGTCTGTTATATCCACAGAGCAACCCCCCTCTCCTCCAAATTGATATGACTCATTCATTACCGCATTCATTACCCAATCTCCGCCAAGTCTGAATGTATTGTATTGTTGTTTAGTCAATGATATAGCCCCGGCTAGGTCCAGGTTGCCGCACTCACAAACCCCACAACACGCGCACCCGACAGCGCGAAGGCCGCCGTCGGTTTTGATCTTGATCGCTCCGGTGGATGTTCGCCCGAGGGTCATGTCAGCATTCCTCGGTTGCGATCCACGTCAACGCGCCCGAAATCGCGCCTAGTACAAATGTTCCTCCGCTTGGCACGGCTGGTATTGCTAATTTTTTAGCGGCGAATCCCATCGATGTCGCATCAGTTAAAAGTGTTGGATCAACCTGCAATCGCGCCCAAGCAAAGTTTTCCATCAGATTTTTTGATGAAAGAGGCTTAACTGATTCCCCGCTTTTTGCAACATCTTGGAAATCGTTTGGAAAGTCGTTCATATACTAATCGAGTTTGATGTATTAAATTGGATGCCCCAAGTAATTTGAACCTCATCAAACGCGCCGAAATTTGAACGATTTATATTTATTATGTTTGTTGTAAATGTTAATTGAGATGCAAGTTGAGTGAAAAAAGAGTCTGGAATTACATTGCCAAATTCATCGATTGATTTTATTACTTTAAAAGTAAGCGTTTGAGTTGGCACGTCTAAGGAAGTAACCGAGGTAGTTGTTAGCATCGTGAATTTCCTCGTGAGCGTATCACTCAAAGCATAGACCGTAATTTTTCGAGAATTTGGATCAATCGGATTTTGCAAACCAGTTTTATATAGGTATGCCGAAATTGTAAATGCATCCTGTTGCGCCCCAAGCACCGATGGAATTAAACTTGTCGCACTAGGCGATGTAACAAGCGTTCCATAAAATGCGCTGCTTGTAAACGTCGTGAATCCATCTGTGCCATCGACTCGATTAGCATTGTCGCGAATGATGAAATCGCTATACCCTGGGAGACGTAAGCCAGAGAATAGCTGAGGTTCCAAAAAGTCCGCTTTAGTTGTCCGGCATTTATATGTCGCATCAATGCGAGAAAGACCTGTATTGAAGTTTTGGCGATTGACCTGAGTCAGTATTAGCTCTTCTGAACCGTGATATATATGTGCCATATTATGCTAAAATTGGTTGAGGTAATTTTGTTTCAAGTTTAACGACGGCGTCTTGAATGATTTTTACCATATTTTCAAGCGTCATTGGAGCTTTCTTTTCTTCGGCCTTCTTTCCGGCCTCTGTTTTCATTCCCTCTCCCATTCGCTTTTGAGTAGTCTCAAGGCCTTTTTTGATCTTGTCGCTCGTGCCTTGCCCTTCTGTTCGGATTTTGTAAAGTTCATCCCGCATTTGAGTGGAGGTTTTACCCATCGTGTCTAGGCCGTAATCTTTCGCAATGTCTGAAAGTGCTCTTCTATCGCTTTGTGATCCAACCCCTCGAATCATCGCTTCTTGCTCTCGCGTTCTAATCTGCGCTCCCGTTGCTTCAGCGGCGGCATATGCCCCTTTGCTGATTTGCTCTTGCGCTTTTTTCATCAATTTTCCGCCAGGGTCAACGGCTTCGGATTCTTGGCGTGCTTTTATGTCTGAGCTGACCTTCGTGGCTAATGATTTTTGCATCCTGTCTGCTTCTCGTGCAGCGCGGGCCATTTCATTTGCCATCTTCTCTGCTTCTCCTGTGGCTTCTATTAGTCCCGCATCCTTTAAATCTTTAATCGTTTTATTTAGCTCTTTAGTTCTGGTGAGTGAATCAGCGTATTTTACATCTCCAGCAGCGATCGCGTTATTGATTTGGATTTGAAGATTTATTTCTTCACGCTTTAATTGCGCCTGTTTTTCGTGATCTTTTTCGTATTTTTTCCGCTCATTTGCGGCTCTCTCATCCTCGGCCTTTTTAAAGGCAGCCATATCCATTTCGGCCTGCTGCGCTTTCGATATCTCTACGAAATTGAATGGCCTTGACTTGAATGCTGCGTCCCCGCTCTTCTCGATCTCCTTGTTTTTGTCGATTATGCGGTCTTGCTCTTTTACGGTTGTATCGAAAAGTGGCTTTATTCCAGCCATGTTTTCCTTAAATTTATCTGGGATATTTCCAAATGTTTCACCTATTTGGTCGGCCACAAGCTCCCCCGATGCTCCTATCCTTAGGAAAGCATTATCAACAGATAACGCAGCCCCACCAGACTTTAGTTCCATTGCCTTTTTGAACTTGTCTCCAAAAATAGGGAATTGATCTGCAATTTGAGCAAGAGAATCGAAGATTGTTTTTTGAATTATTCCACCAACTGCTGTTCCAGCAGATGATAAAACCATCATAACTGCGCTATCTTTTGCAAACAGAGAAGAAATAGCATCCGCAGCGGTTTTGAAAGCAGCAACTAACTTTGTGTAAATGCTGTTGCCCGTCTCCATCGCTTGCATTTTGATTGCTTCAAATGCCGCTTTAAAACCTTCGGAGAAGTTGCCCATTTTAAAGTCATCAACAGACTTTTGAAACATCTTCATACCTTCGCCGGCGCCTACGAAGAACTCTCCGATCTCTTGACCTATGCCCGCCGCGTCGATCATCGAAAGCGCGGTTGTAACGGCGTCGAGTGCAGGCGAGACCTTATCTAGCAGACCAGCCGCAAACTCGATAAATTTCTGACCTACAGAAAAAAGATTTTCATCGATGCGGTCGAATTGCTCAGACGCTGATGCCATCAGCTTAGGAAGAGAACCTAGTTGATTTTTTGCATTTGCAATTTCGCCGTCCATATCGACAAACATCTGGTTAAGAGCACCACCAGATTTGCCGAATACTTCCATTGCTGTTGCAGTTCGCAACGCTTCATCTGGTATTCCGGCGATAGCTTTTCCTATCGTTTTGAGTTGCTCTTCTGGAGACAAGTTTTTTAGCTCAGACAAAGACAAACCTAAATCAGCAAAAGCATATGCGGCTTTACTTGTGCCGTCTTCGGCATCAACAAGGGCTTTTTGCATTTTGTTGATGATCGGGCCAACTGCATCGGCTCCGACTCCTGCATTATGAAATGCACGCTCAAGAACGACAAGATCATCAATCGCTATTCCTGTGCGGTCAGAAAGCTCTTTGAATTTGCCGCCCATATTTAAGGCTTCGCCGAAGCTCTGCACCGTCTTTTGAGCAACGGAGAACGCCGCATCAATCGCCATCGAACCTAGTTTTGCAGCGGCTCCCGCGAGTGTTGCTCCTACGGCTATTTTACCAAAGCCGATCTCCGCTTTTTTCCCTGTATCTTCCGCCGTTGTTCCGAGAGTTTTGACTTGAACTGCCGTGCCTTTGGACTGATCTCCGATGGCTTTGATATTTTTCTCCATCGACGTTACCTGACCGATGCGCTTCATCGTGCTCTCAAGTTCGGTCATGGACAGCTCGCCGCCTTTGACCTTGTCTTTCAGCCCATTCAATTCGCCTTGAACGGCCTTAAGTGTCTTCTCAAGTCCTGTGTCGGTTGCTCCAAATGTTACTGATACGTCTGCCATTTTGTTAGGTTTCTGTAAGGGTTTTTTGTCTCTTTTTTAGAATCTGATTCATCTGATTCCGCATTTTAGTTGAGACGACTGAGAGAGCGTTGAGTTGCTCACTTGCTGGAAGAATCTGAGATACCCACGGCACGTTATTTGTAAGAGTCACCTTCGGGCTTTTGATGTTGGATGTTAAGTCTTGAACTGATCCAGATCCGCTTCTTGTGGCTTTTTTAACCCATGACGGAAACCCTGTGAGAAGTCCGCCCTTATTCACCTTCTTGAGTTGGCTTGCGCATTCCGCCCATCCGCCCTTTGAAATACCAACGCGCTTTTGTATTTCCGTGATATATGTATTGAGTTCACTTCCGCTTGAAATAAACAACTTACTTCCCCTTGTCTTTGTTCTTCCGGTCGGCTTAACACGAGCGTCTTGATGGTGCGTCTTTATCGCGCCCTTGCTGTCCAAAAACTCAAGCCCCGTCCACTTATTTAAAAAGCCAAGGTTTCGAAAGATAGTCTCAACAATATCATATCTCTGACTCATTATCAGCGACTTCAATCGTTGTGCAATTTTCTTATTTTCAACCTTGTTTGCCATCGCCAATAACTGAACTGGCGGTTTGATAATTTTGCCGATATCATTTTTTACGCGAATAGTTCCAGACTCCTGCTTGTCTCCGAAAGGCTGCGTCCTTTTAGCCAACTCCACGCATAGAAGGCGAGCGTTTAGCATGACGGCGTCAGGGATCGTGACCTCGCGGATGGTCGCGTAGTCCTTCATGATCTGCTCAAATTTCAAGCTCTCGAATTTGAATTTTGCCATATTTTGCAAGGGTGTCTTCTATGGTGGCGAGAGCGTCAACATTGACGCTGGCGTTGTTATTCGCCCAAGCGGAATGGCGCCCATTAACATAGTCGTCTGCGTGCAAGAGCTGAAGCCCTGCCGCGAAGGGCAGTTCTTCCATGATCTCTCGAAAGCCCCAGCCGGTGATCTTGACTAGCCTGTAGGCGTAGACGGCGAGCCAGTTGGGGCTGTTTAGTTTCCCGATCCCGAGCCTTCACCTGGCTGAGATGCTGGAGATGCAGAATTATAAAGATCGAACGCCTTGCCCATCTCGTCCGACATTGCGCCGGTCTCGTGGTGGTGCTTCATGTTCTTTTCGATCCAAGAATCGACGGCGTTAATGAACGTGTCGCGGTCATTGACGGCGCCGCGAATGGTGCTCATTGGTTCGGAGTGCAGGAAAGTAAATGCCGCCGCTTTCCATACAGGGTCCATGTCTCCGCTGAAGACTTCGTTGCGTTGCATCCAGCTAATCGTAAGAGCGGTGATCGGTCGCATCGTGCGCCCGTTTACTTTCTTTGGGCCGTCTTCCATCGCTTGAATGCGAAGGATTTCGTCGTCTTTTTCTAGTTTCTCAACTGAAACTCCAAAAATTGCTGCCCTCAGTTCGTTGTCTTTTATTTTTTTCATATAAATTATTTCAAAAATCTAGTCATTTCCTGCTTCGTTTTGTCGGAAGCGTTCTCCGAAATGGCAATCCGCTTGCCGTTGTGCTCGACCTCGATCAGTCGCGGAGTATTGCGAATGATATCCACCAAAACGTCCCTGTTTGCTAGTGCCGCGCGGATGTAGCAAAGCGGATTCTCTGGGTCTTTTGCTTCAAGTTCGTCGCCTTCCTTGGTCATCTGGCGGTAGACCTGTGAAGCGTCTTGGCCTTTCGAGTTCTCGCCTTCAAACCAGAACTCCGTTGACTCTTTGCCGTCGGTGCGCACCAGTCGAGTGACCGGTGGGAAGTTCATTTTGAAGCCCATTGTAGCGAGTGCCACAGCGGCTTTGAGGTTGATCGTGTGAAAGAATTTCTTGTTTGCGTCCATATTTTTAGTCCATATATAAAAAGGCGGCTCCCTTTAGCCGGGGAGCCAGCGGCATGAGCCAGTTGCTTAGACGATCTCTGGGTATTGCGTGGCGCTAACGGTGATGGTCTTGAACGTGCCGGCACCTGTCTTTTCGGAAACGGAATCGACGATGACAGCACCACCAGAAACGCCGTAGGACGTTGTATCGTTGGCGAGCGTGAGGATGTTGGCGAGTTCGTAAGCCACGCCGCCATTGACGACGCCATCAAGGCTGATCGTTGCGGACTTGTTGAAATAAGCCACGGCGACGGTATCGCCGAGGGCGTCCATGACAGTTGCTTTATCGCTCTGAACGGAGCGGGAGAATGAATTGAGAAGGAGGCCAGTCTCTTGGAGAAGGCCGAATTCGACGCCGGAGGCGACGGATGAGGTGATGACTGTTGCTGGCATAGTAATTCGCGAAAAATGTCAACTTGCGAAAAGCGCGGCGTGAACCGTGATCGTTACCGAGCGCTCGAAATGCCGCTCGTTTGTCGAGAGTGAAACTGGCCCGTCCCGAAGGATGCCGAAAACGAAAGCGTATTGCGGACGCACAGCGTTGAGCTTGGTCTTGAGTCCGGTGATGTCGTGCGAAATGCAAAGCACCTGAGACCACAGATTCTCCATTGCCATTTGATCCATGTCGTCGGCCTGCACGATCAAAGCAATATCGACCGAGAACTGGAAAATCGCGGAGTCGATAATGCTTTCGCGCTGGCGAGTGCACTTCACGAAGCAGGCTGGCAGCGTCATCGTTCCGAAGTTCTCGGCAGCCGTCACCACAAGTGCGCTCTGCATCTCTTGCTGAAGCGCGAGAACAAAAGTATCAGTTAGTGCCTTCTCCAGAGTCAGCGTGTATGTCGAGTCCGTTATCATTCCCTTGGGCGGAAACGTCAACAAGCCCAAGTCTCGCTATCTCTGCTTCGCATTCGTCCTTTGTGCCTACAAAAAGCACGCTCTGCGTCGAGATCGCCTTTTCTGTCTCATCAAAAAAGATGATCGTGCTCCCGTCGTAAACAAGCTTCCATGCGGTTGACTCGTCGAATGCCCAGCCCTGCGCGTTGGGTTGAATTATCATGTTACTGTTAGGGTTGAATTTGTGGAGTTGTATGTGCCGGTTCGTCCTGGTGCATTTACTAATGT